ACCTGTGCTATCGGTTTGGTAAGGGGCGAACACAGGAATCTCATATTCCTGCGCGATACTTTTCAGAGTCTTACTGACTTCTATCTGCTCTGTCCAGTCGTATTGTCCTGATCGACTAGGGGCATTGCTACGTTTTACTTGGTTTAAGTAATCCACTACAATAACTCCATAGTCTGTTTGGGATACTTTACTTTCTAGTTCCTGACGGATACGAGAAAGAGTTAGCATCGGGTCATACACAACATCCATCTGTCCAGCATTTAGCGGCTTAGTTTGGAGTTTGCTATGAAATGCGTCAAAGTCTCTTGTGTCGTGAAATTCTGGTAGTAACTCCACTCCACCATTGAATCTTCCAGCCCACCAGTCGGCTACTCTATTCCACTCGACAGTAGTCAAGTTACGGGTAGCTAATCTAGAGATAGGAATACGTGCGCCTAAGGCACACATTCTTTGTAGAATTGAACGTGCGTCCATTTCTATGGTGAAGTAAAGAGAACTCTTGCCTTGTTCATACACATTATGTGCAATATTACAACAGGCTATAGACTTACCAGCGCCTCGACGACCACCGACTAGTATAAGGTCTCTGGGAGAAAACTTCATAAACTGGTCATAGTCATCATTAAGGCCGAGTGGTAAGAACTTGTTGAGGTCTTTCTCGGAGTCAAACAAAGAGATTGTCTGCATGTTTTCTTCGGGAGCTTTAAGGTCGACTTTATCGCCTATGTCTAAAACAATCTGTTGGATTGCTTCTACATTTTCTTCAGCCGAAGATATTGCTACTGTCTTGTCAATGAACTTATCTAGCTCATCTAGTATTTCTACTTGTGTATACTCATTTTTAAGATACTCGAGCAGAACCCAAGCGTCGATATCTACCTCGACGGCTTCGATTGCAAATACTTTTTCTTGTAGCTTTCTATCACGAATGGATAGTTTAAGATCATCAAAAGAGGGGAGCTTGCTGAAATTTTTAATATGAGCATCCATGACCTTGTGTAAGGACTGATACTCGGCACTAAGATAATTAACTCTAAGGTTGCCCCAAGATTCAAAATCTTCCTGCGTTATTATTTGCTTCAACAAAGCTGAAGTTAAGTTCAATGCTACCCTCCCAGATAAAATATATGTAAAAGCAGGGAAGAATTCCCTGCTCTTAGGTTAGAAAAGAATTAGCTAGAAGCTTTTTCTTTCCTTGCGGCTCCGTCGTAATCGGAACAAGTTAGACCCCTACGAGTCAACATTGTTTTAACGCCTCTTACAGTTTTGCCAATTTCGTCAGCGATAGCTTCAACAGTCATGTTGTCGATATCAGTAACTTCCGCTAAAGGATCAGCTTTAGAGCTACCTTTAGTTTCTTTCTGCTTAGGAATAGCGTTAATATCGCCACTTCTTAGCAAGCTGAGTGCTTTTCCTCTGATAGAGTTAACAGATTTGCCTAGAGCGTCTGCAATTTCTTCTACAAACGATCCGCCATTTACCATAGTAGTAAATGTAGCTTCCTCTTCGGGAGAGTAAGTTCTTACAGATTCTGGTTTTTCAGCTGGTTTTACATGGCCAGTTAATTCCATTGATAGAATTTTGCCTTGTATTGATTTAGCAGAGAAATGACCATCTTCAAAAGATGCTGCGATATCTGCATATGTGTATGAACCTGAGTTATCAGATACAAAATTTTGTAGAGTAGCTTCTTGATCTTCAGAGAATGTTCTGTTTGATACTGATGATGCTAGTTCTACGTCGTGACCCATTTTTCTTAGCTTAGAAGAGACACTTCTTGTAGAAGTTTCTAATTCTGTGGCTGCTTGTGCAACCATTGCTTGTGAGATAGGTGTCTCACTTCCAACGAAATCAACTAGTTGTGTAGTTCTTTCGTCTGTCCATTTTGGTAATGCCATTTTGGTTTCCTATATTTCTTTTAAGTTTGTTATTATTAATACGCCCTTATCTCGGGCTGCCTGTGTTTTAGCGGACTCAATTCCACTTTCGTTTACTAAGATGGTGACATCTTTTGTTAAACTGCTTTTTACAAGATAGCCCTTTGTTTCTAAGTATTGTGTAGCGGCTGCTTTTGTTTTGAAGCTTTTTAGTTTACCTGTGATACAAACGACTCCGTTGTCAGCACTCTTCTCTTTAAGTTTTGTAAGTTGTTGCCATCTAAAGGGTAGTCTGTCATATCCATCGGTAAATTCTTCTATTAACCAATCTAGTAAATTATTGGTAGCAGCTGGTCCTAGACCTGCATCTGCACAAGTCTCTTCATTGATGTCGAGTATACTCTTCACCTTTGAACAAATCTTGGCTGATGCCGACCGACCGATCAACTTAATAGAAAAGGCTGGTAGTAAGTCAACTAAGTCGACTTGTTTACTATTCTCAATCTCTCTATAAAGCTTGACTGCTAGTTTTTCGGATTGCAAAGCCTCAATCATTATTTCTAATGGAAGCTCGTACATATCATGCAAATCAGTGATTTGTAGTTTCTGTACTGTGCGAGGTCCGAGACCTTTAATCTTAAGAGTAGATGCAAAATGCTCAATCTTCTTCGTAGTCTTACCACTACAAGTAGCGTTATGACAAAAAAGTTGGTCTTTCTCCCACACAAGGTCTAGCATACATGCTGGACAATTTGTTGGCGGGATAATTTGCTTCATTTGTTCTTCTCTTAATTTCTATTTATATATTATAACAAAATTCAGGTTCTATGTCAAGATTTATTTTTCGGAAAGTCCTGAAGAATGAGGGAATCAATTTTGAAACACTCAGTGTGACCTCCGAACTTGAACATAGGAACGTGTTTGTCGTCTTTATACATATCATGTAGGTACTGTTCGTGTGCCCACACATTGTAAAGTGTGCTGCTCCAAACCTTTTGAATACGAATATCGTATCCCTTGAAGCCCCTGCTACGCTTTATAATATGTCGCCAATCTTTTCCGCTGGCTACTCCTACCTTGATACATTCTCTCTGGAAAGTCTTAGTATTTACTAAAACGATGCCGTAAAGAACTCCTTCCCTATCTTTTTCATCAGGGTTGTTGTCAAAATAAGTATGATTGTATATGCCTTTGCTAGCCACTAATCGGCTCTCGACATAATTCTAGGTATGATTTCTCCACTTCTTATTACTTCAACTAAGCAGCCTATCTCTAGGTTCATGCTTTTTATGAAGCTGGCGTTATGTAGAGTGGCTCTACTTACTATTGCGCCATCAATATCAATTGGTTCAAGAATAGCTACAGGAGCTACAACACCTGACTTTCCAACATTCCACTTGACATCGACCAGTTTAGTTATGACTCCTTCATTGCGCTGCTTTAGCGCATATGCACCTCGAGGATGCTTAGAGGTATAACCTAGGTCTGCAAAGTCTTTGTGGCTGTCTATACGAAAAACAAGCCCGTCATCAGGATACGCAGTCCAGTCATTAGACAGAACTGTATCAAATCCAAAATTCAGTAAATAAGACATATCCATACTCCAACACTCATTCCACGATTCTTGTACTCCATAAGCTATGAAGCGTAAGTCTCTGCTGGCGAATTCGGAACTGTCTTTTAAGTTGAGAGCACCCGCAGCGTAATTCCGGGCGTTCTTGATAGTTTTAGGAGCAACTACTTCCCCAGTAATCTGGAGCAGTGCACCCTTAAACTCACCTAACGAGTTAGGCACTAGAGACTTCATGTGTTCTGTAATATCCAGACCACGCTTACCGTCTCCACGAGTAAGGGCTTTATGTAGTTGTCCCGCCACATATAGCAAAGATACAGCAGCACCATCTAACTTAGGAGAAACAATAGTCGCTCCCTTGTAATTACCGAAAGGCTGCTTATCTAGCTCATTGGAAAAAATCTTCTGAAGTGAGTACATTTGGAAAGCGTGAGGGACTCTATTGTCTCTACTAGAGAAACCGACTTCCTCATACTTGCCATACTCAGCTAACTTATCAAACTGTTCGTCTGACATAGTGGGACTACCATTATAGTAATCTGTGGCTGCTTTCTGTAATACTTCTTTTATATTTTCCATTTATATATTATATCAAAAATCACAGGCAAAGTCAAGAACTAAATTCACGAAAGGTAAATTTCATCCAAAATATCTTTGAAGTGTGTCTCTAAAATACTTTTACTCTCTGCTAGTGATAATATTTCAACTAGTCCCTCAAACAACGCTCGCGAGTTGCTCAAGTCTAGTTTCATCGCTACTCCGTCCTTTGATGGTTTGAAGTCCCCATCAAAGTCGAGGTAATACTTTCTGAGATGCATATACTCAGTCTCATAGAAAGTATTTATGGTAAGTTTGACTTGCTCCGTCCCCGCCTCATTTTCAGAGATGACTTTTTCATACATCTCAGGGGCTTCATGCAACTTCATCGTTTGTTCCTAAGTATAGAACTCAAAGGTTGTATACTAGTAACATTCTTAGGTTGTAATAGGCGATAACTATCAGTATCC